AAAAGCCGCTTGATATTGATATCTTGCTAGAATCAATACAAGTTGAGGAACAGAGTTTGGTTTTAATTTTTCATAAAGGCCATCATATAATGTACGAAAAATTCTTGTAGGATCATTATCTAGATTATTTGTTACCCACTTACGAGCACCAGCAAAATCTTTATTTTGTAAAGATTTAACCAGTTCACCAAGTTGAACATCTGAGACTGAAGCTAAAATACCTTTATCAATAACACCAGATACAGAATATCTTTGAAGTTCATTTAAAATTCTACGATTATCAGGAAAGTGTTTTGTGATAACAGCAGCAACAACTTCTTTATCGTATTGAACCTTTTCTTGTTCAAGAATCCATTCGACACGTTTAAAGAATTGTGCAGCCATCTTGGCTTTAGAACCATTAAGTTTGAAATCAATCACAGAACAGCGTGAGTGAATTGGATCAATGATACGATTCTTATAATTACAAGTAAAGATGAAGGAACAGTTTCCAGCAACTTCTTCGATTGCACCACGCAGCGCAGGTTGCGTTGAATTTGGATTTAGATAGTCCGCTTCATCTATAATAATGACCTTACGACCACCAGAGAAACTCATTGCTGAGGCATAACTCTTAATCTTGTTGCGAAATACATCAATACCAGATTCATCTGAACCGTTGATAACGATATAATCACAACCAATTTCATCACATAAAGCTTTGGCTACTGTAGTTTTACCTACACCAGCAGAACCAGAAAGTAGAAGGTTTGGAATTTCCTTTCGGTTTACATACTCTTGAAAAGTTGCCTTGAGAGCATCAGGTAAAATACAATCTTCAATTTTATGTGGACGGTACTTCTCCACCCATAACAAATGACTCATTCACTACTCCCATAATATAAAATATAATTTACTGATTATTATCTTTTTCCTGCATCAACTTAACAAATTCAGGACCAATGTATTCAAAAACAAGTTTCTCCATTGATGATATCATTTGTCTTTCTGAACTATCAATTATTTGTTGTTCTTTATCACTTTTTGGTGTTCCAATTTGATTAACTAAATCTGAATGTACTTTGGCAATATCTTTTTGTTTTTGTTCAAAGTCTTGTTGTTCCTGTTCAGTTTTCATTTAACCTCCGTGATTCCCTCAAACAAGGCTTCAAACTCTTTAGATTCAGCAACTTCTTCTTGAAAGGATTGTTTGTATTGTACTCTTGCCATCTTACGCACAATTTTCTTGGGAATTTTCAACAGGTCATAAGTTGCATCTGTAATATCTTTCATTTCAAGTTTCAAAGCATTCTGTTTGTGCATGACAACAATCATTTCATCAATTGCACCTCTGAGATTCTTTAATTGTTCATCGGTGAAATTACCGAATAGTGTTTGTACGGCCATTATAGTTCTCCGGCATTAATTCGTGCAACAACTTCCAATAGAGAATCCTCAACAACAATAGTACCATTGCTTAATGATAAAGCTGTTTTACCTTTTGATTCATTCTCATCCATAACTTCAAAAACTGCAACAACACTTCTGGTGTTAATTGCAATTTGATTACCTGACCTTGATTCTTTTACCCAAATCAACATATTGTTATCCTAAAGAAGAAATGTCTTTTTCGATTGCAATCACATACTCAATTGCACCGTTTGAATTCTTAAAACGACTGAAACCTTTAAGTGTAACATCAACCTGATATGTTCCGGGAATCATCTTCCAATAATCGGTTTTGAACACGACTTTAAATTTAGTTCCGTTTCCATCACCAATCTGAATTGTGTTATTTGATTTAGAATCATCTTTACCATCAAACGTAAAGATTTCTACTTTATCTCCGTCTGATTGTACAGCAATGTTTGGTAGTGAAAGAACAGATGCAGTTTTTAAAACCCAATCTAAATCTTCAGCTACAAGTGTAAAAGATAAATCATACGAATCAACGTTGATACCTTTTTCTGGTGAAACTACGATTTGTGATTCATCAGCCATTCGATATGTGGTTTTATAACGACCTTTTCTGAAAATAACATTGTTGTTACCATCAAACTCAAGTTCACCAGCATCTTTAAATAAAGAATTATGTACTGATAAAAATTGATTCAAATCATGAATACAAAAGTCGACCGGAAATTCCTCGGTTAAATTTGCAGTAGCCAAGATAGTCTTTGTTTCAGCCATAGTTGACTGTCGTTGCCCTGTTCTAAACTTAATACCATTATTGATTGTGGCAAAGTTCTTGAGGATTGTTAGTGACTCATTCGATAACTTCATTTAATTCTCCATTATGTAATGTACTTATTGTACGCATATCAAAACGATTTGTCAATACAGCAATGAGGCAATCTTGTAATGCTTCTTTTGTGGTATTATTGTCAATCCTAAAGTCAATATCTTGACCGACCCAAGCCCATTCAGATTCGTGTACATCCAATTCATTCATCATTTGTTTTCTAAATCCATATCCAGTTCCATGGCGTTTTAGTTCTTTTAATTTACCATACCATTCAGGATTTTCACCACGTTGAATTTCAACTATGATACCACCATTTTCTTGAATCCAATTAATCTCATTTGGAAAACGAACATCGGTAATAACATAGTGTTTTTTGAAATTAACTTTAGCATCTAAGGCTTGTACCCAAAAGTCTTGGTGAAATAAATCACGGCCGACTTCTGTGCCAACTTTCTGTAATGCTTCCCGAGGAGTAAAAGGTCGGCCAAATCTTTTTGACCAAACTTCATCTGGTTCCTCACGAAACTTGCGAGACTCATCAGTATCACCTTCTAGTAGATGCCTAGGCCAGCCAAACATAACGGAGGCGATATCTTTGACTGACCCGGCAAAACTCTCTTTGATAAATCCTAATTCATTTAGAATATCTCCAGCAGTTCCTTTACCAGAACCGATGAAACCGACAAGTCCCACAATCATTACATTTCTCCAACGAAATTTGCAACAGCAGGCATATCACCTTGGAAGTGGTACGTACCAATATGTGCAGTTCTCATCCAAGGACACAAGAAGATTTCTCCACCCATTTTACGCCACATTTGACAGAACATATAATCTTCTGACAAGTAACGATCTGAACCACCACCAGTGATAGATTCTTTAGTGTCAATCACAGTATCAAAGAAAGCATGAATGTAACGTGAACCATCAAAGTTTGCTTGGCCAACATGATCTGGTTTATATCGAATTGAAGGATATTCTTCAGTCATCTTAGCAAAAACTTCACGATTAACCATCATGAAACCAGTACCAATTTCAAGAACAGTTAGTGGTTCTGATACTGAAAATTGTGCAGTACCTTTTACTGGATTGAATACGAAATCACCAGCAACTTTCTCAAGCAGACTGTGGTCCATTTGAGGATTCTTTTCTAGTGCTTTTGCAACCGAACGCCACTTAATGGCTTTCTTTGGATATGGGCCACCAATAACATCTTTATCTAAGGCTAACATTGCAATAACGTCTTGTGGATTAAAACTAATGTCTGAATCCAAGAACAATAGATGAGTACAATCTGAACGATGAATAAATTCATCTACGAGATAATTTCTAGCACGGGTAATTAATGACTCATTGAATAAAAATGAGAATTTAATTTGAATACCATACTGCATACACATACCTTGTAAATCAAGGCAAGCTTTCATGTAAAGTCCGTGGTTCATACCACCATACATTGGTGTTGCACAAAAAATGGATTTACTTTTTAATTCTTCTGTTTTTATACTAATTTCCATAAATATTCCTTATAAATAATACATCAATACTACTCTAAATTAATTCAACAATTATGTTTTATATATACAAAATAACAAACACAATTAACAATAAATCTTATTTTGGATATTCATATGACGCCGAAAATAGGTTTAATCAACATTATACAGAATCTTATAATAAAAATCAACCATCTTACAATACAATTTTACATAGAGCTATAAGAAAATATGGTTGGCATAATTTTAATAAAGAAATAGTTTATCAATCATTATATGAAGATCACATTAAAGATTATGAAGAATATTTTATAAGACAAGATAATACACATTATAAATTTGGTTTTGGTTATAACATGACTTATGGTGGAGAAGGAACTAAAGGTGTTTTTAGAAACAAAACAACTCGAAATAAAATGTCCATTGCACAAAAAGGTAAAA